AGTAGAACTATTGGTACTGCCAGTAGAGCATTCATCGTGATAGTAATAAGTGTAAGAATTTTCTTTTTTAGAACCTATCTCACCTATTAGTACATCGTGATTAATAATATCTAATGCACCATAGCGTATGTCAAAAGAGTTATTGTTCCAAAGTATTATCTCAAAGCTATTGTCAGAAGCACGATTAAACTCACGCATATCGTACCATCCAAAAATCATCTTGCTTGAGTCACCCCAAGACTTCATGCGAGAATCGTTGTCTCGTATTAAGTCTGTCCAGAAAGGGTATATGGTGTAAGTATGCTGTCCATTAATAGGGTCAGGAGTATAGTCATTACAATAGCTACCACTAGAACCAAAATGGAGACATCCATTTGTTGCCATTCTCGCTTGGCTAAATGTATTGCCATAAAAAGTAAAATTAAAAGAAAGATCAATCGCAGGACTAATTCCATCATCTACTACCTCGTAGGCTAACTCACCATCAAAGTTGTTAGCATTTGTTTGTAGTTGATAAAGGTCTTGGTTAGCTTCATAAGTATATTGACTTAATACATTAAGACTAAACAGAAACGCTATTGCGTAGAATAAAACTCTTTTTTGCATTGCTTTGTTGTTTTAGTTTTTCTTGTATAAATAACTTTGACTGCACCAACAATATCTTTATTAATCTTATCTCTGTTTGGATTAGATTCATATGTACATTGTTTAATATATTCTTCTTCTGCATCTTTTACATCAGGTCTTTTAGATTTATTTTTATCCCATTCTGCCGATGCTTCTTTGCCTATCTTGCCTTCATAAGGACATGGTGTACCTGCCATTCTCATTGCTTTAAATACTCTTTCGTCTTGGCATAACAAAGCAACTGAGGCTACTTTCATACCCATATCGTAAAGGTACTTAGATAATTTTAGTCTTTCACAGTTTTGATCTGTAACAGTTTTACCACCTGAAAAACCAAAAATTTGCCCTTGAAAAGCAGCCGATCTTCCTACTGTGCAAAGGTCTTGGCTATAACTCATAATGCTTGGAGCAATAGCTGAAGCAGGTGGTGCTTCGCTTTTAACATTCTGATTAATCGTTTGAGTTGAATTAGATTCATTAATGTTTCTATTAGTGTTATCAGACTTGCTGTTATTTTCGTTTACATTTTTATTGTCAGTTTTTACATCACTTTGAGATGTAGACTGATTAACATTTGTATTTTGATTAGTGTTATTTGAAGTGCTGTTGTTTGTATTATTTACATTCTGATTAACAGTCGAATTAACTGTTGAGTTAGATGTAGAGGTATTAACATTATTATTTGTATTAGTATTGTTTGAAGTTGAATTAGCTGTAGAAGTATTTACATTTGTATTTACATTTGTATTTGCGTTTGTACTGACATTAGTGTTCGTATTTACATTCGTATTGGCATTTGTGTTTGTATTTACTGAAGTGTTCAAATTTGTATTTGAGTTTGTATTATTATTTGTCGCAGTTGAGGTGTTCACATTTGTATTGGAATTGGTATTCGTGTTTGTATTGGAGTTGGTATTATTTGTGGTCGTATTATTTGAGGTATAAAGATTATTATTCTCACAAAACTCTGTTCCATTAGTACACGCTGTGCCTGTTTGTTGCGAGGATTGGGCGTTAACATTAATTGAAAAACCTGTAACCAGTGTTATAAGAAATAGAAGCGTTGCCCATGCAAGCATATTATCGTGCTTTCTTTGTTCTTCTTTGTTCACTACTTATCTTCACCTTTAAAGCTTTTGCTTGCTCCACTTGTCCCTGCATAGAGCCCAAACCAAGCAGCTCCTGCACCTACAATAATAGAAATAAGACCACTTTGCTCAAAACTAGGTTCTTCTAACGCCATAAACCACATAGTGCAGTAATAAAGCAAAAAGATATACACGCTTAAAAAGGCTCTGGGAAATATTCTCCAGGAATCAACTGCTTGTGCTAAATGAATCCACTTTTGATGTGGATTTCTATTGGTTTCGTCCTCAAGAGATCTGATCTTATCTTTTAACGCACCAATTTCTTCTACCATAGCCATGAACTTATTTAAGTCCATTTCTACTTCATTTCTATCCATGTCTCCGCTAAATCTTCCGTCTTGTTGCATATTACTTACCCACCTTGGTTGGGTCAAATTTACCCAACTCTATTAACTTATTTCTGTTTTCTAAATGTTCTGTTTCAATATCTGTTTTACTTTGACCATGATACTTTACTGCAAGGAAGTTTAAAATCATTTCTTGGTTAATGTTTAGTCCATCTACGACTATATCTCCTAAAACTCTACCAAATTTGCCTTTAGAATCTTTTAATTTAGATTGTAAAACTATTGTCTTCCCGTTAGTAATAGCGTCTTCTAAAAATTTTGCAGCAAGTTTACCTCTGACTTTTTCATCTTTATCTCTGGTTCTTGATTCAGGTGTATCAATCCCATAAAGGCGTACACGACACTTGTGAAGAATAGAAAAACCAAGATCAAGGACAACATCAATAGTGTCGCCATCAACAACTTTAGTAACCGTACAGCTATATTCATACATATTTAATCTCCTTTCTAAGCGTCTATAATGCGTTTTAAGAGCTTTTCTTTATTTCTGCTTAGTATTTCTTCCTTTTCTAGAATAAGGCTTCTTAGTAAGCTTAGAGAACCGTTTTAAGCCTTTCTTATTCTTTACCTTCTTTTTTCGCATATCACCCCTCTAATACTCGATCTCTTAAACGAGTAGCTCTTGGACCAACTTGTGTAGCCCATCGGCTATCCATCATTTCTTCAGAAGCTGTTTTATACTGTTTAAGTTCTAAGGCTCCTAAAAACTTTTTAAACTTTAACAAACGTGTAATACCTAAGTTAAAACACATATTAGCAAGAACAAGTTTTATATCTTCAGGTTGTTCTGCCGCCCAAGTGAGATTACGTTCTATATCATTAAACACCGATTGTATGTCTTTTTCAAAACACTCAATAACTCTTTCCTTTGAAACTGGGGTTCCAACAGATTCTCCGTGTTCGGGATCGCTTTCAAGCACAAGGTGACCAATACCAAAAGTAGGATAACCCAAATGATCATTATAAATTTCATATATACAACCTTCGTCAAACTCTAATTCTTCTCTTAATTTATTAATATTCATATTTAATTTATTCCTATTTCTATTGAGGTAGCTCCACCAGTAGCTACAGTTATATTGCCTATTTGTGCTACCGCTTGAACGCCTTTTTCGTTGCCAGAATATAAATCTACCCATTGTTCACCAGTCCATAACTGTAACTGGTTAGTAGAAAGATTCCATATAATATCACCCTTGTTAAATTTATTTTCATTACGTTGTGTTTCATTTACTGATAATGTTGCGTCAACGTCAACCGTGTTTAAACTCAGTTCTAAAACTCTTACTAGTCTATTAAACGTCTCAGAAGAGATCTCGCCTATCGATGTAGGTAATCGGGTCTGTAACAATTTTCCCATTATCTTCTACCATCGGGTCTAAAATCTAGTCTCATCGCTCCTACTCTAAAACCCACCCCTTGAGCAGTTCCTGAACTACCGTCATCATCAGACTCAATTCTTAAAACAGCTTGTCTACCTCTAACTCGTGTATCTATTTTAGTAGTTGCTGAATCACACGTACTGGTTACAACTGTTGTTAACGCTTCTCCAGGAAAATTTCTCCGTTTTAAAACAACGTTTACAGTTTGTCCTCCACTCCCTGTAGAACCTGTTCCCGTAAATTGAATATCTGGGATAACCCGTTTTATAAATTGAAAATCTTCTCCTGCGGGATCAATATCAAAATCACTAGACTCGATAAAAACATTCGTCATAGCCGAGCCGTCATTATCGTTTCCTGTTTCATGGTTGTATAAATACCCGACATCCGATGAGGAAGACGTTGCTTTTGGATCATTAAAAATTCCTTCGTCTAGCCAACAGGTTCTTGAAAGAGAGCCTATAGTCCAAACATTTTCTTCGTAATTAAAAACCACGTATTTATCTATAACGTTTGAATCTTCAGTACAATAAAACCAACCTACTTCGTCAAAAGCTTTATTAACAAAACCAAAAATTTGAAAACTTTGACTTTCGTTTATATCTCCAAAAACGTATGCCTGTACCGTACAGGGTATTTCTTGAACAGAACCGTTGTAAGCATAAAAACCTTTTTTATCCATCCAAAAAATTCCTTTAGGAGTATTAACCATAGCATTAGGACCAACTAACCCTACTCCCTCATTAACTAAGTTAAGACCAAAAGTAAACGGTTGTCCAATAAAACTCATTGAATACAGAGCTGTATCTGTCCAAACCAAGGTTTCTTGTTTTGCTCGTACTGCACCAATAATAGAAGACCCTGCTGAAAGTCTAAAAGACCCTGCAGTATTAGTTGCTAAAGGCTCCCATTCGGCAGCATTTTCTTGATCACTCCAAGCAACAAACATAGGATCAATACTTCCCGTTCTAGCAGTGCTTCCTGTGTTTAATGGGTCGGCACCAAAACAAATTACGTGTCGATCGATATCAGAAACCAGTACTTGTAAAGCTACCGTCGGTGTTAGATTGGCTCCCGATAAATCAGAAAGAGGGATAGCACGAGTCGTTAAGCCGTTAGACTGGTCCCAATAAAAAACACCTCCTAAACGAGGGTTAATAATTAAATCTTCTCCGAAATTATCATGAGACCACAATCTTAATTGGTTATTGAATGTTAACGCTGTCGTGGATCCGAAAGTTCCTGCTCCCCATAGTCCTGCTCCCCACCCTGTGGATTGTACGTAAACATCAAGACCTACAGTAAGCTGGTATTTACCTATAACAGTTCCTTGACCATTTCCAGTATCACTTGGATTAGCTGTGGTTGTTGCGGTAAACGTGTACGTATCTACGGTTGGTGTTGATGTTATTTGATACTCTTGATTTAAAACAGTAGCAGTTATAGTTCCGCCTAAAGAAACAGCACCCGAAAAAGTTACAAAGTCATCAACAGCAGCTCCGTGAGCTGTATCTGTTGCTGTAATAATTGCATTGCCGTTGGTTGCCGCAAAAGAAATTTCATTAGCTCCTGTAGTTGAACGTAATGGGGTTACATCATAATAACCATCTCCGTCTAATACGTAGTATTTCCAAGTAGTTCCGAGTCCAATAAGTTTAGTTCCCGTTAGATTAACCCAAGCGTGTAAAGCTCTGCCTGTTGATTTAAAAGAATTCGCACTCGCTTTAGCCCATCCTCCAATTTTTTCGGGAAGACCTTTTCTGAAACGAACTAAATTAGAATCGAACCAACCACCTTCGTTTGAATAAGCTGTTCCTTCTTTATTGATTCCAGGTTTAAAAAGGAACTTTTGTAAAGGCATCTAACTCTCCTACAATAGTTTATCCACACCTAAAGAAGCAGCAATTAAACCATACAAACCCCATAGAATCAGTTCTAGTCTTTTAAACTTAGCAGAACCTTCGTCAAGACGTTTTTCTATGTATTCGTAACGAATAGCACATTCTCTTTCATGTGCTTCTAATTTAATTAATGCTTCTTTTGTAGTGGTCATGAGTTATTTTTCTTTTGCTTTACCTACGTTGATTGCACACCAATCAATCAATTTATAAACTTTACCAAGCATTTGATCGTCTTTTGGTGTTGGGGTTAAGGCACAAACTAAAGACGCTCCTGAAATAACCCAAGGTGCTAACTGGATTATTTTTAATAACATATCTAACATATTTTTCTCCCTTTAAAGTGGATGATTATCATCCTTTATTAATAAAATAACAGTTCCTACAATTACAAAAACAGCTATAGATAACTGTGTAATTATAAGCAACATTATGATTGATCAGGTGAAGGTGGGAACTCAGGTAACGGTCTGACTGGTGGGTCAGCATCGTTATATACATACAAAGCCTGTAGCTGAGGTACTGTAGTACAAGCGTTAATCATCGTTACTTGGCTTTGGTAAGTCGTTCTAATAGACTCCCTCCAATTATCCCAATCAGTAGGTATTGCTGTTCCGTTTTCAGACTTGCGTACCACATACCAATCGCTAGGTTGTAATAAACCATAAGCTTGGTTATTTTGAGTTGTAATAGCGTTTGATTTTAAACCTGGAGTAACTGTACCGTCAGGATTTGTTGTATCGTTTAAAGACTGAGGAGTCGCTGTTCCGTAAGCTCCTACGACTGTATTTGTATAAGTAACTCCGCCTACGCTTACGCTATCGTAATAGGTAAAAGTTTCGTTGGTATTAATATAGTAACTAGGGTCTTCATAATTACTATTATCGGTTACAACTGGGTAAACCTCTATTGTTGCTAGTTCGTCGTTAGTCCAAGAAGACATTACGTTTGAAGGGTAGTTTACATCCCCATAAGTAATGGCTGTTGGTCTGTTATAAACCTTGGTTACGTTATTGTCTGTATCTACTGATGCCCACATAATTCTATATTACCTCTTTTTAATTAATTTACCTAGCAGTTGCTGGTACTCCTGTTGATGTTACGAATGGATGTTCTGCAAATGCCATGTAGATGTATGTATTACCGCTAACATTTGTATCAGTACTACTTGTTCTCAGTTTAAATCCGTTAGACAATATATCTATATTGTTTTGAGATGTATTGCCTAAATCTGAGCCATTTTCTGCAACTGCTAAATTAGCACCTAATTTTAAATTAGCAACATTTGATGGGTTTCTCTTATGGTCAAACATTTCCCAGTTTGATGCTTGGCTTGTATTTCTAATCATAACCCAAGCAGGTTTAAATCCTGTATAGATAAATGGTCGAACACCACTACCCCCACCGACATACTTGCCAAACTTGCTGTAGCCTTGTTTTTCTGCGAAGGCGTAACAGACATAAGTTGCACTTGCAATATTTACAAATTCATTACCTAAAAATATATGAGTAGAATCAGGAGCAGTATCGCCTGTGTAACTATTTCCGTTAATAGCATCTGTATCATTTATACTTAAATATTCATTAGTGCTATAAGCACTTGATGTAGTAACATTTTTACCCATTACATACCAATCACCAGTAGCATCCCT